GCCTACTCGTGCATCATATCCGGGCTGACCAGATGAAAAGGATTGATCTGTCCAGCTTGAATCACTAGTTGAAGTATTCTTAAAATAACGTTGTGAGTGAAATCTACCAGACTCGTAAGCAGCATTAACATCACTCAGGCTGCGAATTGCCATTATCTTCCTCCTGATGTACAGTAACTACTCCGTCTGGATGATATGGGCAAACTGGCTGTGGTTCCCCTTCAGCCAGCTTACCAAGATCAGTACCACAGTGTGCACAGTAATAACTGATCATCACAGCACCTTAGTCCACAGTACCAGCAAGCTGACCCGGATTAAATAGTGGAGTAATACCAGCAGAAATTGCGCGAGAAGCAGCTAGTGATCCAGAGTACAGAATATCACCAGCACCAGCAGAAGCTAAACCAACAGAGAAGTGTGTTGCAGTAGCAGAACCAGCAGTGCATTCACCAAACTGAACAGTGGTAGCATTGGAAACATTAGCGCCTGATACAGTAAACCCACCAGCAGATCGCGCAACAGCTACTCGCGCATAACCAGTATAGGAAACCTCGTTGGTTGTTTGATTACCAGCATCACCGGGATCGGCTGTGTGGAGAGCTACATAAAAACTACCAGCAGTAGCTGAATTTTGTAAGCCAGCAGCGTCCCCAACATTAGGCCAATCTACATTATTAAATAATAGATTAAGTAGATTAGTCTCAGAAGCATTGCTCATTGACATATATTATTCCTTATAAATAAGATAGCGTTAATCTATTGGACCAAACGTTATCTTTGTTTTGATTTCCATCGGCATAAGTTAATTTCCAAATAGAACCAATCTGCTCCATTTTTTTAATTGACCAAACCGGCGCGTTTTCATCTGCACCTAAGTTACCCTCACCAATATACAACAGAGTATCAGAGATTTGATCAAGTCTAATGGAAAAATAACTATCAACAGAAGTAACGTTTGATACCGACATATTAACCCATCACAGAACGAAGTTTAGCAAGACGTTCTGCTAGTTCTGCTTCTTTAGATTGGATAGTGGCAAGACGTTGAGATAGCTCTTCTTCTTGTTTACGAATCTGCTTATCACGCCCACTAAAGGAAGCTTGTAGTTCTTCAGCGGAGATCTGCTTTAACTGAGCTTCTACTTGTGCCTTCTGCGCTTTGTCTAGTTCTTCTTGTGCTTTAACCTGAGTAGATTCAAGAGACTTTAGTTTAGCTAGAGTCTTCTTTTCATTAGCTTCGATCTTTGATTTTAGATCTTGTTCTAGCTTTGCTTGATCTTCAAGAACCTTCTTGCGAAGTGCTTCTAGTTCAGAAGCCTTGCCTACAGTTTCTACAACAGCCTTTAAGCGTTGTTGTTCTTCTTTAATATTCTGTAGAGCTTTTTCGTACTTAACAGGATTCTTGACGAGATCAATAAAATCTGCAATATCTTGGATGTTCATTATCGTAGACCTTGTAGTAGAGTAACAGTGGTACTACCTGTACCTGCTGTGTTATTAACGCGAATAGCGCGGATCGGAACAATATAGTTACCGTCTTTGTTTGTAGTCTGCGATACAAGTGTAGCATGTTTAAATGCTGTTGGTGTAACGCTAGGATTGAACACATCATCAAATGTATGTTCGATATCGTAAGTAATAGTACCAGTAGCTACAACACCAAAGCCAACATTAAACGGACTTTGTTTATAGTCTAATGGAATCCATGCGCTTGTTGCTACTCCTGATGCACTGAAAATCTGAGGACGCATTTTAATTCCTTATAAAAGAAAAGGGAGTAAATTCCGCTACGCAGTTTCTACTCCCTCTAGGGTTTCAGGTTAGAAAGGCATACCTGATTGTGGAATGTAATATTCCACTTTAACATAGACTGGATTAGTTAACGCACCAACGTTGGCACGAACGAATACAGTTTTATCTGATGTTAGCACAGTGCCAACAGCAGAACCAGTAGCAGCACCAGATGCTGCATAACCAGTTGAGTTTGGTGCAAAGGCATTAATCAACTCAGTACCTGCTGCAGAGAAACCTGCATTGATATTCTGTGTTGCATTAGCACCCATACTAATAGTATATACACCAGCAATAAAAGCACCTTGTGGTAGACCAAAGGCAGCAAAGCCTGTAGTACCATCAGCAACTTCGATCTTAGCGATCTTAGTTAGCAGTTCCTTTGCTGGTGGAGTAGTTGTGGTCACACCTGCTGGACCTACGATTCCTACACTCATAATATCTCCTTAAAGATTAAAGAGAGGGGCTTGCGCCCCCCTTACCATTAAGCGCCAGCAGAACCGTAGATTGCGCGTGGATCAGACCAACCGAAAGAGTAACGAGCGGTAGCCTTGAACTTGGCGTTCTCAGTATCGAAGTCGTTATCCATTTCGAATTGGTCACCGCGACGTTCGAAATACTTTAGACCATCCTTAACGTTGGTTAGGATGAACCAAGCATCTGGATCGGTTAGGTAGTGGTTGATAACAACATTACCAAATAGACCCATATCCTTAAGAACGTTTGGATCATTTAGATCAGTACCAACCCGACCATCTGCACCAAGAATACGCTTGGCTTCGAAGGTTTGTTGATATGGAATAACTAGCTTCTCAGGACGAGCAGCAATTAGTAGACCACGATCATCACGGAAACCGGCGATATCAATAACAGCTTGTTCAAGAGCAGCTTCTGATAGGTCAGCAGCAGTACCAATCTTGTTAGAGAAAGTACCACCAGCTACGTTAGCATGAGATGCTGAGATTAGCTCAACGCCATCACCACCCTTATAGTTGCTGTCGAAAGCGCGGTTGTAGATGTTAGCACCTACAATTTCCTTGGTCTGTCGCATTGAACGAGCAAGAGCCTTGGCCTTCTGTGCACCAACCTTACCGTACTGATCATCTTCGAAGATTTCACGAGTAACGATAAAGCCAAGAGCGTACACTACATGGTTGTAGCGAGAGGTGAAACCTTGACGCTCAGTATCATAAGTGATTGGAGCACCTTCGTTCTTAACAGAAGCAAGACCGAAAGAGCTTAGACCTAGATCTTCTTCGTATGCACGATCAGAACTATTCTTTTCAAATAACTTGTCCCATTCAACAGGATAGTCATTATAGGCTTTGCCATAAATAGAATTTAGGCCGGGCCATAGTAGTTTAGCAAATGAGCTAGAAGTGATAATACCAGACATTATTTAGTCCTTTCTTATAGAGCGAAGTTGTTGCTGCTGAAGCGAGCTAGTACCTTAGCATAGGCACCGGCTTCGTTATCAACACGCTGAACTAGACCGAGGACTTGAACAACGCCAGTTGCAGTATCGGTAACATAGAAACCAGAAGTGCCGGTAGCAGCATCGCCACCTTGAGTACCAGCAAAGTCGAAGCCGCCAGCAGTACCAACGTCGGTAGCAGTGAAGGTTGCCTTCTGAACTTCGTAGATAATATCTGGACTATCAGCAACTAGAACGAATGCTGGAGTAGAACCACCAGTAACAGAAACAGGGGTATCAAGAGAGATAGAACCAGCAGACATCTTGCCGGTTACTGGATCCATCTTAGCTGGAACAACACCAACAACAACACCAAGAACAGCGGCATCATTAGTAGCAACAGTAACTTCAGCAACACCGCCTTGTGAGGCACCAGCAGATAGTTTAACAGGGTCACCAGCTACAAACTTCTCGCCTGACTTTACAGCATAAATATTAGCTTGGCCATTATATGGTGCACCAGTAATATGTTTAACGGGTTTAAAGCCGTTGATTTTGGAAATATTAGCCATTCATTTTCCTTAGAGGTTATGAAGAAGCTTTATGAGATGTTGAGTTTACCATACATCCCAGCAGAGGCTTCTTGTTTCATTGCGGCTTCCTGCTCTTTAATGGCAGCAGCCTTGCTTGCCTGATCTTCTTCATACCAATCCTTTTTAATTCGCATTAAATAAGAAGTAGTGCCATCATTACTAATAACACGTTTAGCAGAACCAAGATCAGTAGCATCAGATACACGATTATCACCTACGATCAAATCGTCACCAGTTACAAATTCATATCCAGCAGCTTTAAAGTTCTGGATACGACTACCAGTATCATTTACAAAACGATATTCAAACTCTGGATTTTTATCTCCAGCAATCGCTTGTGGGCCACGTTGGGTTAGTGGCTTACGTGCTACTCGTGCACTCTTATTAGATTCTCTAGTCATTACTTAGTACCTCGCATCTTCTTGATCTCTGCAATATATTCTTCTTTGGACATAACACCTGTACGAATAAAAGTATTCATAACACGACGTTCATCATCCGTAAGTTCAAATGAACTTTTAGTAGCGGCTGGTGCACTAGCACCTTCTACACTATTAGGTTTACTACGATTTGGGTTTACAAAACTATCTTTAAATCGAGCCTTTACTTCCTTTGCTACATACTGAAGAACGGCTTCTGGATCAACACCCGGATTACGACTGGCATACCCCATACCAACTGTATCAGCATATTCACGCATTTCCACATTAGTCTGATACCATTTATTTTCCTGAGTCCAAGCAATAAAACGTGGATCAGGTTGGTTTGGTTGATTCTGTACTACAACCTCTCGAGCTTTTTGTTCTGCCTTTAGATCGGTTAGTAGTTCTGTCGCTTCTAGGTATCCATCAGAATTACCCTCTTCTAGATGTTTCTTTTGGAGAGCCTTTAGTTCCTTTAGCGCATTATTGTATTCAGTTTCTTTTACTTTAGAATGATGTTCCTGCAACATCTTAAGAGCTTTACGTGTTTCCTTAAGCTCTTTACCCATGTGATCAATCTTACCGAAGAGTTCTCCGCGTTCCACAAATTCTTTTGCTGGTCGCCACTTCTCTGGATCACCTTCATATTCTTCCTTTGGACGCCAGCCCTGCTCACGAGCTTGTTGTTCGTAGGAATCTACTTGAGGTGCTGGATCCTGTTGGATTGGTTGAGTTTGTTCATCAACTACTGGTTGATTAACCTCTTGGGTTTGTTGGAGTTCTAGTTCCATTCTATTTTCCTTATTCAATAACTGCTAAAATATCAGAATCGTTAAAGAGTAAATACTCTGAACCATCTGAATCTACAATACGCTTACCTGAATATTTGGTAAGAGATACTCTGTCTCCAACTTTAACAAGATCTGGATTTCCACCAAGATCTTTAAAGGCTGTTGGACCAATTTGAATTACAGTGCCATACTCGACAGCTTGTTGTTCTCGCTTATCTAATTCTAGATGAATGCCCAGAGCTTTAGCACGACGATAGGTTTCATCGGCTTCTGTAGCGTCATCTAGTTTAACAAGAATATGATGTAGAAGAATACGAATCATTCTTCAATCTCCTCGATATCTTCTACACGGAAATCTTGCATCTCTCGATAGGCTTTGATGAGACCTCGTAATGTATTATCTTGTACTGGGTTTAGACCAGCCTCAACAGATAGAACATCCTTAGCCTCTTCAACTCGCTCCTGTGCGGCTTGAAAAAATGCTTTAGTTACTGGATCTGATTTCCAGTTATCAAAATCACTTTTGCTGATTACTGTCATTAGGTTTTGTCCTCTTCTTTAGAGATAGTTTAGTGTTTTCTTTTTGTTGTTGCAGTTGTTGCTGATGACTTGCATGTTGTGTGGCAAGTTTCATCTGGTTTTGCTGTGCTTGTTGTTGCATGGCTTGTCCATGCTGTGCAGCAGCAGCTTGTAGATCTAGTGTGGCAGCACGACCTTTTAGGATACCTTCCATTTGCTTACCCTCAAGTTCCATACGTTGTAGGGTAGCCTTATGTTGCATCTCTTGCTCTTTTGTCATCTGATCCATACGCAGTTTTTCACGTGAGATTTGAATATCATTCTGAGCTTTTTGCTGGTCGATGGCAGCCTTGGCTTGTAGTGCTTCTACCTTTGGATCTGTCTTTGGTTGTGGTTGCATTGCTAGTTTCTTAATCTCAGCCTCTGGAATCTCATGTGCTTCTAAGTACATTAGAGTAGCAGCCATTGGATTAATAGTACCAAGATTTAGCAGTTGCATGACAGCTTGAACTTTCTGCTGCTTCTCTTGTGAAGAGACAGCAGAAGGATCAGCACCAGGAATAATGTCATCCTCTGGACCCTTGTAATCTTCTTGTGGAATCGGGTTGTCTAAGATAGAAATATATTCTTCTGGATTCATGTACTGTTGATTTAGTTTATAAATCTTACGGAACTCAGAAGTTAGTGAGCGGTATACTCGTTTGTAAACAGCAGTGAATACCTTCATACCCTGTTCAATACTAGCCATTGTAGTGGTGGCTGGTGTGTTTTGACCCGGCATCTTACCAACGAAGATCTCGGCTACAGAAGCTAGTTCTTTGCCTGATTTGAGTAATAGGTCTAGTAGATTGAAAAGGACTTGTGAAGGTTCTCTAACTGGTAATGGGAAAATCTGTTTCTTAAGATCATCACCAACCGCGTTAACGGCTTTCCACTCACCGGGTTGGAATCTTGTTTCTCCCATCTTGATTCGCAAGCCTTTGCCGATGAAGCCAGCTTGGAGGTTAGATAGGCTACCAGCATCAACCAACTGGTTAATAATAGTATTAGCAGAATTATTAAGAGGTCCAAGAAGTCTACCGAAACCAATATCATAGAAGCCACCATCAGGATTAGGAATGAAACCATACTTAGTATAATATTGAACAGCTTCAATAGAAACTACATTTTGCTTATCATCCATAAGTACGTCAGCTTCAGAGAAGCGCGGTACAATACGAAGAACTTTATTTGACTCAGCCTCTACAGTAACAATATATGGTTCAGCATAACCATCTTCATCTAAATCTAAATAGGTATGCTGTTCTAAGATTGTGTATGGTGTTGTTTCATCAAAGTCACTTGTTCGTTGGAAACTTCTATTGATAGATGTTGTTACATCGTCAGCAGGAGTTTGTGGATCTCCAAGTTCTGCATCAATAAAGATACCGAGATTCTGACGTTCTTTTACCTTACGCTTAGATAAGTAAAAGACTTCAGTAATACGTTCTGCATCTTCTAAACAGCGGGTCCAGTAGTTAACAACAAGTGACTTTGGTAGTACAAGCTTAGAACAATTCTGTTGTTTAGAACTATCCCAATAGGTTTTCTTAAAGCAAGTACCGGAGATTGGAAGAGCAATTAGAAGCTTATCCATATCTTCTTCCCACCCATCCATTTGCTCCATGACTTGATAAGACATGTGTGTGGATACACGGAAAGCTCGCATTGATTTCTCTCCTGTTGGATCAGAACCAATGACTTTGCACTTAACAACTTTACCATTAGATGGAATTAGGGTTGGATAAGCGCGAGCGGCAAACTGCATAGCAGCAGTTGCTAGTAGTGGGTATTTGATATTAGCAGCATTTG